CATAAGTCAGGTCGTGTTTTACGGTCCGCATTAAAAGGTCCTTGAGTCCAACCACTGAGCGATATACGCATACGCCATGATTCATGTGGTGCTCCGGCTTCTGCATCTGGATATGTCATAAAGTGAGCAATACGGCTAACAAGATGTTTCTGGTCCTTCTCGCAGACTTCTTCCCAAGGTTTGAGCTCACTTCCGTAAGCGAGGGAATATTGCATCAATACACCATGAGCCAAACGCGCTAATTCATTGATTTGGTCAATAGCACCTTCAGGTACAAATATTTCTTCTTCATCACCGATATCAACAAAGTTTAATTGCGTATAACCATCTTCAAACGGTTGTTTAGGGCTGATGGCAACATAGTCATTTTCATATAAAACAACATAGTCACCAACGGTAGGAGTAAAACGAGCATACATTTCAGTGGGTGCTTTATAAGGCATTTCTAAATCAGTACCAGGTAAACCGATTACCATAGCCATATAAGGTAATTCACTATGATGAAGAGGACATATTTCTTTAATAACTGCCGCCATCACCACTTTATGGCATTGAAAATCAGCCATTACTTCACGGATATGCACAATAGCTTGTTCGTCGTCACCTTGAATAACGTCAGTGATTTGTTTTAGTTCAGTCATTTCTATACCTGTATCGCATCTAACTGCGATTGAATGTTATTGGTTAATGTTGATTTCATTGCGGTTATTTCGGTCTGATTACGTTGAATATCAGTCAAGATTTGCTCAGTTTCAGCGATAACTTTATCGTCCTTCACTTGCTCAGTTTCCGTTTTACTTTGAATTTCTTGGATTTGAGCGGCAAGCTTATCGTTCTCAAGTACTATTTTTTCAAGCTTGGTTTTCATTTCTTGCATTTGCATTTGCTCGAGTACTTGCGCTTTTTCCTGCTCTTGTTTGAATACGGCTAATTCATCTTCGCTCATATCCTCTTGTGCTTTCGGAATATTCATAGCTTGGCGAATAGTAGATAAAAACTCTTCTTTGTTCGGTAGGTCCATTAATTCAACAAGCATAGGAACAACAGCTGCTTGAGCTGTCTCAGGTAACTTAGCCATTGCTTGAGTAAGTAACGTTGCTTGTTGTTGACGATAAGTAGGTGTGGCTTGAATTGGCATTAACGCGATATGACCACGCCATCTAGCAACATCATTATTACGCTTGCCTTTGCTGCTTTGAGCTTCTTGACCTTCTTCAGTGCCATTTATGCGAATGGTTTTTTTCTTGGCTTTATCTTTACGGTTAACGGTTATATCAACGTTATCGCGACCAGCCATATCTTCAATGATAAAAGCGAGCAGTAAATCAGCGACTTTGTTACGTGAATAATGAAAATTATCATTGAGTTCAGCAAGAGTTGTCGTGCCTTGCTCAACTAAGTTAGCAATAGCAACACCTGAAGTAGCGTTACTGTCCTGCCCTAACATCGAGTTATAAACACCGGCAGTATCTTGAATTAGCTTGATATCGTTTTGCATCAAACTAAATTGTTGTGCCGCAATACCAACATCGTTTTGAACACTAAAGCTTTCAGAAATAGATTTTTTATTTTTACGTTCAGGATTTAATGGAATATAACCATCTGGCTTTTCAACTTCCTCCTTAAGCTTACGCTCACTTAAATTAGTCGCATCATCATCAGCAATAATACGACGAGCTTGTAATAAGTAATTAAGACGGATAACGCGAGAGTTAATACCATCTTGAGCTGGTATCATCCGAGAAATTAAACCGTAGGGCTCACCTGATTTATCTTTTTTATAGCCAACAAAACCAACTAACGGATCTTTAGCATCAGGCGTCGGGCTAAATCTATCAATAATACGGTGAGGACCAACAAACCAAGCTTCACGCGTCTTGGGAAAAGCCGCATATTCAAGCTTAACTTTACCGCTTTGAACTGCAGCTATATGAACCGTATTGTTTTCATCGTACTCGAGCACTTGACCATCAGAAAGCTTAATAACATGCGCTCGTTTCCAAATGGTGTACATCACCACTTGCAGTAATACGCGCTCACGCTCAGTGTCCATCCATTCAGTTGAAGCTCTATCCCAACTTTCATAATCATGCCATGCAGCATGCAAACTAGGATCTTCACTTTTAAGGTCTTCGATATTAGCGAAGTCTTGCCAATCATTAACCGAGTTCTTTAACACTTCTTTATGATCAGGAAATGTCGAATAAGCTTCATCAAGGTCCATCCATTTCTTATGGATTTTCCAGCGAGTATTGCTTAAATCGATTTCATCTGAATGCCAGTCCCACCATATATTTCGACGGTGAACGAATTTAACACGGTATTTAGCGCCAAACGGAATAGGGTTGCGTGATACTTCCACCCAGCCTAAACCAGCCTTTAATTGAGCTGCATACGCATCAGAACACGCTCTATCTGCATTAGCTAAACGCCATGCATCTTTAAACTCTTCATTTAATGCTTGAGCAAGCTCTTCACCGGCATCATCATCAGCACTAACCATTAAATCTGCGCGAGTACGAGCTTCCATGCCCAATACGCCATCAATGGTAGGTCCAATCATGTTATGAACTATTTCAGGTTGTCCACGCTCTTGTAATACTTGACGAATGCTGTCGCTCAGTTGATCACCATCGTAATAAGCACACGCAATACTTGCAGGAGATCGCCAATCAGGTTGCGCATCTATCGCGCCCATTAGCTTTAAAAGCTTCTCTAATGTTAAGCCTTCATCTAGTTTTTTTACGTGATCAACCATTAACGGGCCATCCAGTGATTAGGGTTATGTGGAGCTTTAGAATCATCTTTAATGTGACGCTTAGGCATTCTTGCTCTCATTTCTTGTGCAATCATGTAGCTCATGACCTGATCGTCATAACCGCCCGACTGAGCGCCCATACGACCTTTTTTGTCATAAACAAATATATTTAATTCAGCAACAGTGCCGCGCCAACGTAGACCATCAGCATCGTTGTCTAATAAATCTTCGAAGGAGCCTGTGAGTAACGGTTTAGATTGTGCTGAGGTATGCCAGCCGACTTTTTGCGTTTCTTCGTCGGTATCTTCACGATCAATGTGTTCTTCATGGTAAATACGCGCAGTAGGATAAATATCTACAAGCTCTTGAAGTACTGCGTGACCATGGTTATTTCTTTCTGGTCCGATATAAGCCATCGAGTACCAGGTGCCTATGTGAGCAAGTAATCTTGCAAAGCGTTTAGTGTCTAAATGACCAAACCAATGCGCAACTTGTCGGCCATCAGACTTGGCAACCACATCGAAAGAACTTCTATCGCCATGCTCTAGACCTTCTGCAACATCGGCACCTATCGCATAATCTTCATCTTCGTCAGGTAACTCCCAAACGAGAAGATAACCACTTGCGGCCATGTTCAACTTGTCACCGGCTTTAGATTTTAAATCCACTTTGCCAGTAACCTTTTTACGTTTACCTGTGTTGGGGTCCACATCGTAAACAATTAATGGTTTAGTGCAGCGACCTTCTGCTCGCATTAAATCATCAGCATCAAAAACTTTACGGCCAGAGGTTAAGAATGCCTCCATCGGAGTTGATGGGAATTCTTGTTTCATCTTGCCTTTTTGCGTTCTTTCTTTAGATATATACCAATTCTTTTGCTCTTGGGAGAGCGTTAGTTTCATTGCTGCTTCAACGGCAGTGAAATATTTTATTTGTGCTTTAGTGAGTTTTAACCCGCTGTCCGGAACGAGCAAAACATACTTAGGATCATCAAACCACGGATAAAAGTGGAATTTAAAGTCTTGTTGCGTCAGCGGTAGGTTTGCTTCAAGCAGTTCCATTGCTTCAACGGACATTTCAAAAAAATTACCCGTCGCACCTTCTGCGGTACTTTCGACAAATAATAATGATCCTGCATGGATTGCATTAAGCGAACCGGACTGAACTTCATCAGCTCGTAATGGAAATTGAGCACAGATTTTTCCGTACTCTGAGATATGGAGTACTTGTAGCGTTCCTGATCTAAATGAGACAGCAATACGCACGTAACTATCGTTATTAAGATAAATAGCAGTGCTGGTTTTACTCTTAATAGAGCGTTTACCTGTTTTAAGCCACGATGGTAATCTGTCATAGGGATATAATATTTTACTCGAAAAGATTGCCGTTGCTTCAGTCAAGCCTTGAGCAATAACACCGCATTGACGGTTATCATTGAACATTGCATGGTCGAGGATAAAAATTTGAATTGCTGTACTAAAACCCAATTGTCTGGCTTTTAGAATAATGTTGAGGTACCACATCACACAAAATAAAACGGTTTGAGCACTACGACATCTAAAAAGTACTTCGTTACCGTATTCATCAGCAATGATGTACAAGTTATTAATTCGCCACCACCAACAATCTAAATAGGGTGCACAGCGTTTTAATAGTTCAGCTTCATCAGTACGCAATTCCATGCGTTCATCAGGCGTCAACCAAGTATCATTTGAATATTTGGAAGTACTTGGACGCATTAACCGACAACCGTATCGACTTTATTACCACTGGTGAGCTCGTCAATGTAATTATCTAACTTACTGGTACCACCGGCTTCTTTACGTGCTTGCTTAACTTGTAATTCAACCAATTCCGTTTGTGCTATAGATTTCTTAGCGTTGATAACAGTTGCTTTAGTTGTTTCAATAATGCGTTTGGTATCAGCTGTGATTTTATCTTCGTTAACTTCATCAAGACGAATGGACGATAACGTTTTAGTAATCGATTCTACTCGAGCGATATTCTTATCAAGCGCTAAATCAGCTTTGAATAATGACTCAAATAAACTTGCCGCAACTTCAGTCGATGGTTTATCAATTGTGTTTGATAATCTGCGCTGAATTTCTTCAATCGTACAAACGACCAGGTGAATACGGGACCGACATAATTCTAG